GAGCCTGAAGCCCGGCGCGGTGACGGAAGCAGGGCCTGCAACAGCGGCGTAGGATAGTTCCGGGACGGAAACGCGACGCTGCCTGAACCCGGAAGCATCCCACAGGAACACGCCGCTGGTGTTGTTGCCGGCGTAGTTGGCCAGGGACTCGGTGCTGTGAACGCCGACGATCATGGAAGCCGAACCCATGATCGAGGAGACGATCCGGATCCAGCACCGGAACCACCCGTTGCCGACGCTCTCGATGCCGGCGTCGGCGATGCCGCTCTGGAGCGTGCCTACAGCCCCGGTCGACACGTTGAAGAAGGAGTAGACCTCGCCCCCGAAGGTCGGCCCGGTGACCGCCAGGCGGATCCAGTTGTAGCCGTTGGCCTTGGCGTAGACCTGGTAGACGTAGTGCCGCTCGGTGTTGATCAGGGACCCGACGTTCTGGACGATGTGCGCCCCGTTGGTGGTGTTCGGGGTCAGGCGCTCGGCCGTCGTGGTGGAGTCCGGGGCCGTCGTGAAGTTGGCGGTCACCGTGATGTTGGTCTTGGTCCAGGTGGAGGCGTCGAAGGCAGAGCCGTCGGTAACCCTCGTGGTCGCCGACGGGTCGTTCTCGTAATACGACAGTGCCTCGGGAGAGGTCCACGTCAGCGGCAGGATGAAGTCGCCGGCCAGCCGGTCGGGCACGCGCGGATCGGGTATGAGGTCGGGAGTTGCGCCGGACAGGGCGTTCTTGCGCAGCCTCATGCTGACGTAGCGCGCCGCGGCCGGAGCCTGCGCCCTGAGCCACGGTCGGGTCCAGGACAGCGGGCTGGACGACGGAGTAGAGCTCGGGATCGAGTGTATGGTCGGGCTGCCGGCCGGCAGGCCGTCCTCGTCGAGGAACCGGAGCTGCAACTCCCCCGTGCACGCCTCGGCCGCGACATTGGCCGTCAGCTCGTAGTATTCGTTCGGAGTGACCGGGGCGAAGAACGGCGTCATCTCACCAGAGGAAGCCCGCCCGAGAAGAGTAGCCTCGGCGTAGCCGGCGGTCTCCGCACCCGTCTGCTCCAGGATGAGGACGTTCTCGCCCGTAGGGACCGAGACATCGTCTACACCGGACTCCGCCGTGACGATCCGCGTCTGCGCCCCGGCCAGGCCGGACCCGAGCAAGTCCCAGTAGTCCGTGCCTTCCGAGAACGACGAGTCCTGAACCAGGTTCGGGCCGCCGCCCGTGGACATGGCCTGAAACTGAACTGTCCCGTTCAGTATGATGTCGCTGGCAGCTACCCGAGCGGTCGACGCGGCCCCGTTGATCGGGTCGCTGGCCGCCACGAGTTCGAGCTCCGCACCGCCGGAACCGGCTTTCGCCCGCAGCACCACGGATGCCGCCAGATTGCCCTGAAGATCGCCGACGGACGAAAGCGCGATCGAGGCACTCGACTCTCCTACCACTTCTCGGAACTGGAAGCTGTGAATGAGGATGTCGGACACCAGCAGGGTGCCGGTCCTGTTGATCCGCACGGCGATGCGGGTATAGGCCGCGTTCTCGAACGCGGTTCCGGCCGGGCGGACGATGTAGAACTCGGGGGAGTGGATCACCCCGAACGTGTTGGGTATGTGATCCGACAGCCGCCGGCGAACGGCCCCGATCTCGACGTCGGAACTGTCGAACCACGCCACTTCGAGCTCGACCTGGTTGAACGACCCCGAGAGGAGCTGGACCTGGATGTAGACGTCCAGGCGGGCGATGCTGTCGGCAGCGGTCAGCTGTGCGATGTCGGAGCGGGTGTAGAAGATGGGCCCGGCCGCGGTCGGGCTGGCCCCGGTGTAGAGCCGGACAGCGTTGCCGTAGCGTCCGACGGCCTGCTCCACCACCTGCGGGGGCGTGCTGGACGCCAGCCAGTGCTCCGGAAGGGTCCCGGACCACACGAAGAAGGCCGGGTTGGGGTGGATGCCGAACCCGAGCGTCTTCGTAGCCGTCTCCACGAGCGCGGCAGCCTCGTTCCGGTAGGTCTGGGAGTCCGTAGCGGACAGGGCCGCCAGGGTGGCGCTGGAGCTGGCGTTGCCGGCCTGGGTGGCCGCGTTCGCCGCGTGGGTCTGGGCCGCCGTGGCAGCCGTCTGGGCCTGCCCTGCCGCGTTGGAGGCCGTCGTCGCCGACGCGCTGGCGCTGGTAGCACTGGCTGCCGCGCTGGCGGCGGCTCCGGAAGCGTCTCCGGAGGCTTCCGACGCGGCCAGGAAGGCCTTCTCGGCCAGGCGGCGGGCAAGATCGGCCCCGGTGATGTATCGCTGCAGCTGGCCGTGCGCAGCGGCGTGCGGGCCGCCCTGCGATGCCAGGGTGCCGGGTGTGCCGGGCGGCGGACGCCCCAGCGTGGGGTCGAAGAACGTGCCGGCACCCGCCCTTCCGGCCACCCAGTCGGCCTCGAGAGCCTGCTTGATCTGCTGAATCGCCTGCCGAAGGGACTCCGGATCGTTCGTGGGGGACTGAATGGCGGGGACGCGGTAGCTAGACACGCTTCATACCCTTGCTCGCCTGGGCCATCGTGACCCTGTCCACCCGACAGCATCCGACGATCTCTACCTGCCATACGGTAGCCAGGAAGCCGTGGGTAAGCAACACCTGCGTCCGGTGGCCTACAGGGTCCTCGAAGACCTTCTTGCCGTCTGCGAACACGCGAAGAAGCACCTGGGAAGCCCAGTTGATGGGTCCTGGGTAGTTCAGAAGGGTGCCGAGGGCCGCAGACCCGGTCCAGGGCGTTTCTCGCGGCCTGAGTTCGACCGAAACTGCCTCGAAATTGACCGGATCGGCCGTGTAGAACTCCTTGGAACGCCATGTGTAGGCGGTTTCCTGCCCGTCGGCACCGTCCCACACGTAGACCGCGTTGCCGACAGCCATGAGAGCGTCGCCGGAATGGGTGTCGGAGCAGAAGACGGCCCCCGCAGGAAGCTCGTCCAGGGCGATGACGGACGGCACCTGCCCTTCCTCGTCGATTACAAGCCCCTGTCCGGTCGCGTTGCACGCCACATACTGGGTGCCGTAGCGGGTGGCGAAGGCGACCCGGTCGCGGAAGATGGCCCGCCACTCGGCCGGGGCGATGGCCGGAAGGGTGTAGATGCTGACCCCCTCCCCCGTGAAGCGCGCCAGACCGTCGTCGGAGGCGTAGTAGACGCCGCCGTTGCCGCCTACGACAGTGTTGTAGCCCCGGCAAGGCATCTTGAACGGGTAGCGCATGATCCCGACCGAGGATGGGTAGTTGCCGTAGATCAGCGCGGGGTTGCCGGTGGTCATGACCAGCAGGTTCTGCCCGAGCACCTCGATGGCCACGATCTCGTCGGGCAGGGCCAGGCGCCACGAGTCGGGCCAGGCATGGGGGAGGTAGGGCCGGGAGAAGAAGATCTCCCGGCCCCTGAAGGCCGCCAGGGCGCCGGAGGGATGCACCCTGACGCCCATCAGGCCGTCGACAGGCTGCGTGTTGTATTCGGACAGGACCTGGTTGTAGGCGATGTCGTAGCTGGACGACTCGTCCAGCCAGGCCGTGACGTTGTAGGGGATGTCCGCCACGAAATGGAGAGCGGCGCTCTGGACGCCGGTGACCGACCGGTAGACCCGGATGTGGGTGAAGTTCCGCCCCTGAAGCGTGCCGTCGGGCGAGATCAGGTTGGACAGCTGGACCTGGCCGTCCACGGACACGGTCACCGACGAAGGGGGAGAAGGTTCGCTCTCCTCGCCGAACTCCGTGATGTAGCTGATGACGTAGACCCGCGTCTCCTCGATCTGGGAAGTCCCGGGGACAGCCAGGGTAGACGGAGCATTGGTCGGACCGGGAACCTTGAGGGGGTAGAACACAGGCTGCGACGCCGACGTCTGGGCGCCGGGCTCGAGGTCGCCCACCGCGCTCGCCATGCGCGAGAACGTGCTCATCTTCGGGGGCTGCCCGGGCTGGAAGAGATACCAGCGGTCGAACGAGTCGTTGAGAAGGGGCGACTTCACGAGCTCGACGCGCGGGTCGTCGGACACGAAGTGAAGAAAGGTGCTCCCGCCGACCTGCTTGATCCTGAAGTGCCGCCTGACGGGGTTCGTGACGAACCCGCCCTGCAGCAGCGTCGGCTCACGGATCGCGCGGAGTTGCCCTGAATACAGCGTCGAATTGCTCGTCCACTCCGCCATCGTCGGCGGAAGCAGCCTCGAGGACATCCGAGGCAGCATCGGCGCGAAGGTCTCGATCACAAGCCCGGTCATTATGGTTTCCCCCGTCTACCCAGACATAGCACGGGACCAGACCGTTGGTCATCCGGCAGATCCTCACCGCCAGAGGCAGCGAAGGCCGTCTCTTGTCGTGGAGGATCATGTAGAGGTGCGGTCGGGTAACGCCCAGAACGTCGGCCACGCTTGCCGCCGTCAGGCCGTTCGCCTTGATGTATTCTGCCAGGGTCACGTCACGCCCTCCTGGGCCCGGACCGGGTGGCCATCAGCGGCGGCGTCCACAGGTCGGCTGCAACGTGCCCGGACAGGCTCTCGCGCCGGCGCTGGCGGATGGCGGCGATGAACTTGTTGCTGTGCGCAACGGCCATGGTGAGATTGGTATAGGGCCTCCCCACGTCGGCGAAGAGCTGGGACTTGGCGCCGTCCACCAGAGCCTCGCCGTGGTAGTCGACCATCTCGGGCGGGACGGCCGCGAACGAGACGGGCACCATGTGGAACACGGCCAGGATGGTATCGGCCTGCTGGGGCCGCCACGCGAGCCTGATCGTGCCAGAAGACCTCTCGAACCACAGCCCGCGGTAACCCGAAACCCCCTGGGCCCGTCCTTCGGCCGCCGAAAACACCCTGAGGCGGCGCGTGCCCATCATGGCAGCCCGCACCGAGGCCGGGCGGAGGTCGGGCGCCGCGAGAGAGACGGCGTAGGTCGTCGTGTTGGGAACAAGCGTGATGGTCTGCTCGTCCAGCAGCTCGGGAACCTTCGAGAACAGCTCGTCGGTGGCCCACCTGAGGGCCGTCTCCACGCGGCGGGGAGTGGCTGTGGGCAGCGCCTCGAACAGGGCCTCGCGGACTTCGTCGTGGGTCATCGCGGCGCCCCCCGCAGCATGGACAGGGCCAGGGCCATCATGTTGGCCGCCGTCCCGTCATTGGCGTATTCCTCGTTCTGGACCATGATGTAGGCCGCCGCCATCGTGTTGAAGGCGGAGGTCCCCGCCTCGTGGATGGGGAACGTATCCGGGTAGGCCGGCAGGCTCTGCATGATCGACCCCTCGACGAAGTCGGGCCTCAGCATGCGGAAGTTGTCGAACGCAGCCCGGGCCGCGTGGCGGATGGCCGTGTCGGAATAGCGCAGAGGCTCGCGCTCGTCCTGAACGAGCCTGCGAACCTCCGCCAGGACCATGCCGACCGGGACCACGACTCACTCGTCGAAGAAGTCCGGCTCGCCCGAAACGTCGAAATCGGACGCTTCGACCGTATCGTCGGCCGCCGGTTCGGGCTCCGGCGCGACCGGCTTCGCCTTTGCCTTGCCCTTGCCCTTGGCACGCGGCTTGCTCTCGGACGCGGCACTGGCGGCCCCGGTCGCGGCTGCGATCTCCTCGTCGCTGAACCCCAGCGCCTTGAGGTCGTAGCCACCGGCAGACACGAAGTAGTCCAGGGCTTCCTTGTCGGATACCTCCTGGACCCTTATCCCCTCGGCCAGCTGTTCGGAATAGCGGTAGACGTCCCCGCCGGGCATCTTCAGAAAGCGACTGGGCATGCTTGTTCATCCTCCGTGAAAGTGGTGCAGGAGGCGCCGTAGCGCCTCCTGCAATCGGCATCACACGCCGGTGATGATGGCCTGCGCCAGGGCCCGGTTGTAGATGACCGAAGCACCCCAGACCTGGAGGCCGCGAACCACCGTGCCGAAGGTCCGCTCGGACACCAGAGTCTCCATCTTGGTCAGCTGGCTGGCGAAGGTCAGGGCCGAGTTGTGGCCAGCGTAGATCACGCGCTCGCCGGCAGCCAGACCGCCGGAAACGCCGGCGGGGAGCAGGTTGCTGCTGTAGAGCGTGAACCTGTCGATGGCCCCGAGGCGGCCGTTGCGCATGATCGACGTGCCGTCACCCGCCAGCGAAGCGTCGCGGAGGTCGGACCGCTTGATCATTGCGGCCATCGCCGGGCTGATGAGCAGCCAGCGCCCCGTCTCCGGGACGTTCTGCTCGTCGAGCACCTGCCCGAGCCGGATGATGAGGTCGATGATCTCGACCTGCGAGCCGGACGGGTTGCGCGGCACGACGGTCAGCGGCGACGTGGTGACGCCCAGGTTGACGTTGCCGGAGATCCGGCCCGCGGTGGTGCCGCGGTTCTGCGCGTTGGCAGCACCGAGCATGACGGTGCTCAGCACCCGGGTGTCCACCGTCACCTTGAGGCCCTGGACGGCATCCTCGGCCCACATCGACAGCAGGTCCATGTCCGACTGGTATTCCCAGACATCGTCGAGGACGAAGCTGAACACGTCGGCATAGTCGATCGTGAACTCGACGATCGGCGCGTTCGGGCGCTGGATCGTCAGTTCGCCATCGGGCTGGTAGGGGGAGATGTTGATCGTCGGGCGCTGCCGGATCTTCACCCGGTCGCCCTGGTTCCTCAGCTCGCCCTCGTAGTCCGTGTTGGCGATCGCGGCCAGGACGGTCGCGTCGTAGAACTTCGTGAGCAGCTTGCCGGACCAGATCTCCGGAATGAACGTGCCCTGATAGGACGCAGGCGAGGAGATCGCTGCGCCGGTGCCGCCGGGATACCGGCTGGAGGCGGAAGAGAGAGGCATCTATCAGACTCCTTCGATGCGGCCCTCTCGCATCGCTTCTGCGATCTGTTGCTCGATAAGGGCCTGTTGCTTCGGGTTATCCCGGTAGACCCCGCGTCGCACCTTGTGGTAGAACGCCTGAATCTCGGCCCGGGACCAGATCTTCTTGGAACCCGCCCTCGGAGGAGGTCCGGAACCCGATTCACCCGGCCCGCTGATCTGGCTGAGCTCCTTCTTCGGCGTCTCCCTGGCAGGAACGGACTCCTGCCGCAGGAAGCTCTGGAAGAAGGCTGCCACCCTGTAGCCGTTACCCTGCTGGTAGGCCTCGAGCAGCGCCTGCCGTCGCGTTGTGCCGAGGATGGGGTCGTAGGAATCCACCCAGGACGCGAATTGCGGATGCGTGTTGATCTCGCGCCACTGCGGGACTTCGACGTCCAGGACGCTGAAGACCGACGACATGGCGTTTCCATCCGCAGCAGGCCCGCCCGCAGGTTCGGCCGCCCTTGCAGCCGTGGGTTTGAGCCGCTCATGTTCCCTCATGGACTCCGCGACGATGCGCCGTATGAAGTCCGTGAAGTCTGCCCCATAATCCTCGATCTCGTCGGGAGAAACAAGCGATTCTTCCGATCTCTTCGACTCTTTCGGCGTCGCCGTGCTCTCCTGCAGGAGCTGAAGCTGCTGCCGAAGCTGCCGGATCTCGCCCTGAAGCCGCGGAACCTCCGAATTGTATTTGCCCATCAGGGTGTTGTAGCGCGCCTTGTAGGCTTCCAGCTCGCTGTTGACCGACGACTCCCGAGCGGGTGTCCCTCGTTCCGCCGGTTCTTCGGGTCGGTCGTCGGCCGACGGCTGCGTCGCCTCGGGCTCGGCGGCTTCGGTCGCTTCCTCGGGGGTTTCCTCCGCCTCCTCGGCGGAGTCGGTTCCGAACAGCTCGTTGAACCGATCGTCGGCAAGCTGTTCGGCCATAGCCACGGCCTTCGGTTTGCGGCTCATCCGTTGTCTCCTTTGCCCTTGGCCAACGCATTGAGAATATTGGAATATCCCTGGGCCATGCCACGCACGCGGGCCATGTCGTCGTCCGTGCACGAAAGCAGCGACGCGATGGTGCCGTCGAACACCAGCCTCACCGCCTCTATCAGCCTGTCGCGCATCGCCGGATGAAGGTCGTTCGCAGACAGGTCGGACAACGCCTTGAGCCCCTGCGACACCTTCCCGTTCTGCGTGCTGTGCATGGCGCGACTGTATACTGGGAGCTACCTGCCCGCAACAGGCAAGTAGCCCCAGCCGTCCTGACACGCCGCGTCCCAGTAGTCGTTGAGCGCCGCGATCCTGACCGCCTGCAGGCGCGCTTCCCTGACCACGACCTCGGCCACGGGGCGGGGGAACACGAGCGGCG